CCTTTAACTATCCATGGGCATATGAAGCATGGTTAAAGCATGAGCAATCACATTGGCTTCATACCGAAGTGCCAATGGCAGAAGACGTTAAAGATTGGAAGAAGAAACTATCCACTGAAGAAAAACAATTCCTTACACACATCTTTCGTTTCTTTACACAGGGTGATATTGACGTAGCTGGTGGTTACGTACGTAACTACTTACCATACTTTCCACAACCAGAAGTACGTATGATGTTAATGGGTTTTGCTGCACGTGAAGCCCTACATGTGGCTGCATACTCGCACCTGATTGAAACACTTGGCTTACCAGAAACTACTTACAATGAGTTTAGTGAGTACCAAGAGATGCGTGACAAGCATGATTACGTTATGGATCTATCTTCTAAAAATGGCACAAAGGAATCAACAGCCACGCACATTGCTGTGTTCTCTGCCTTCACTGAAGGTATGCAACTGTTTTCATCATTCATTATGTTGTTGAACTTTCCTCGACATGGTAAGATGAAGGGTATGGGGCAGATTGTTACATGGTCTATTGTTGATGAAACAATGCATGCTGAAAGTATGATTAAGTTATTTCGTTCTTACATCGAAGAGAATCGTGAGATCTGGAATGATGAACTAAAGGCTAAGATCTACACCATCGCTGAAAAGATGGTAGAACTAGAAGACAAGTTTATTGATCTAGCATTCTCCATGGGTGCGATGGAAGGTCTAACTCAAGAAGAAGTTAAGAAGTATATTCGTTATATTGCAGATCGTCGCCTTATTAGTCTTGGACTAAAGGGTATCTTTAAAGTTAAACGCAACCCTCTACCATGGGTAGAGGAAATGATCAATGCTCCTGGGCATGCCAACTTCTTCGAAAACCGAGCAACAGATTACGCCAAGGGTGCGTTGTCTGGCAATTGGGGCGATGTTTGGGCAAAGGCTGCATAATGGCAACTAGATTTTTCGAATGTGCTGAATGTGAGGCACGAGGGAAGATTACCCTTAAAGGAGATGATCATCGATTGGAAGACATCGTTTATTGTCCTGTTTGTTCTGCTGATATCTACGAAGAAGAGGACTTAGAAGACGACGAATAAATAGATCTACCATGTGGATCTATAAAAATATAATCGTTGAAGAGTTGCCAGAAGACTGCGTTGGCTTTGTTTATTTAATTACAAACAAAGCCAGTGGTCGTATGTATGTGGGTAAGAAATTAGCCAAGTTTTCCAAGACCAGCTATAAGATGGTCAAACTTAAAAATGGAACCAAGAAGAAAAAGAAGATTCGATCTAAGATTGATTCCGATTGGATCGAATATTATGGTTCAAGTATAGAATTAAGTAAAGACGTTGAAACGCTTGGCAGGGAGAATTTTACTAGAGAAATTCTATTTTACTGTAAGTCAAAGGCAGAGTGTTCATACATCGAAGCCAGAGAACAATTTGGGAGAAAAGTATTAGAATCGGACGACTACTACAATGGGCAGATTTCTGTCCGAGTCCATGGTTCTCATATAAAGAATAAATTATGAATCAACCTAAACAAGATGGTTTAACAATGTTGCTATTCCTTACGGCAATAGCATTATCAGCCACATCTGCTTTCTATGCAGTTAGTGGTTTAGTAGCAATCTTTGCAGCAGCAGTTATACCTATCATTGTGATGGGTTCGATACTCGAGATATCAAAACTCGTAGTGGCCAGTTGGCTATATCGTAACTGGAAACACACATCAGTGTTGCTTCGCAGTTACTTTTGTATTGCTCTGACAGTTTTAATGCTACTAACTTCCATGGGGATCTTTGGATACCTCAGCAAAGCCCATTTGGATCAGGCTGTACCAACTGGTGATGTAGCCAGCAAGGTAGCCATTCTAGACGAAAAGATTAAAACGGAAAAGGACAATGTTAGTTCAGCAAGAAAAGCATTACAGCAGATGGATGCTCAGGTGGATCAAACGATCGCAAGAACAACGGATGACAAAGGAGCAGAGAGATCTGTGCAGATTAGACGTGGACAACAAAAGGAGCGCACCGCACTACTTGCTGAAATTGGATCTGCTCAAGCCAGAATCGCCAGATTAAATGAAGAACGTGCACCCATTGCTTCAGAACTACGTAAAGTAGAAGCCGAAGTTGGTCCGATTAAGTATATTGCAGCATTGATCTACGGTGACGATCCAGACCAAAATCTTTTAGAAAAAGCAGTACGTGTTGTTATTATAATGATCGTTATTGTTTTCGATCCAATGGCAGTTCTTATGCTGATTGCCGTAAACCAAACTCTTTCCAGAAAGGAAGAAAATGAACCAACCCCAATCCCCGAACAAGAAGCCATCGAACCCAAGAACAGCTTCTCCGAAGAAACCGAAGACGAACCCATCACAGTCTCAACCTACGCCAGCCAAGAGCCAACCTTCCACTGGCGTGAGGAAGTCTCCAGCGAGACCACGCCAGAGCCAGAAACCTCAACAGAAGCAGGACCAGAACCAGAACAACCAGTCCTCTTTGACAGAAAAGACCTTAACATTGGAAGTGCCAGTGGAAGCCTCATTGCCAGTGGAGACGCCAAAGCCGAACCCGATCCTCAATCTGTGGAACTGGTTGAAACAATCTATCAAAAAATAAACACTACTAATGCTAGTGATGTGCGAGAAATCTTGGAAAGACCAACTGCTGGAAGACCCGATCGTTATAAATAAAATTATACATTATGTCGAATAACTTAACAATAATAGAAGTATGGCACAAGAAGAAGCAAGCACAAAACCACTTTCTCGTTCCGAGAGAGAAGCGCAAATCAAAGACAAAGCTGGTTTAGTAATCTGCGTATTAGCAGCATTGCTTGCCATCAACACATTGGTTGGTGGTTCAAATTCTAGCAAAATCCTAAACAACACTATTGAAGCCAATAATACTTGGGCATTTTACCAAGCCAAGTCAATTAAACAGACTTTGGCTGAACAATCACTTGATGATGCTAAATTCCGTGGAGATAAGACTAAGTCTGAATATCTACAGAAGAAAATTGATCGTTATGAATCTGATCCTAAAACAGGAGAGGGTAAAGTAGAATTGATGGCAAAGGCGAGAAAACTCGAAGCTGATCGAGCAGAAGCCAAACATCGTAGTCCGTTTTATACATACGCTGGTAGTCTATTTCAAATTGCTATCGTATTGTTAACTGCTTCTATTCTTGCCGTTAACAACCGAATGTTTCATGCTAGTATTGGTGTTGGCGTGCTTGGTGCATTATTAATGTCACAAGCACTTTGGTTATGGATTCCTATAATAATTTAAAAGGTATTTCAAATGCACAAAAGAATCGCTACAGCGGTGCTTTTTGTCATGACTACATCACTTGCGGTGGCAGCAGATCCCATCGTAACCGACTCGACTAGTAGATCTACAACAGATTCTAATTCAACAAGCACAACAACAGTAAAATCTCCTCCACCGACTGCAGTGGCTCCAGCAGTAACAGTCATCAACTCTGATGTCTGCGCAGTAGGTGTTTCTGGTGCAGCTCAAACTCAAATTCTTGGTATCAGTTTTGGTTCAACCATGATAGATAAAAACTGCGAACGATTAAAACTCGCTCGTGGTATTTACGACATGGGTATGAAAGTAGCTGCGGTTGCTATCATGTGTCAAGATGAACGAGTATTCTCAGCGATGATGAATGCTGGTACACCATGTCCAGTTGATGGCAAAATCGGAGAACCTGCTAAAGAAATCTGGACAGCTGCGCCAGATCGTCAACCACAGAAAGTTAAAAGCAAGGACTAAGCAGTGAATAGACTGGTAGTCTTTTTGCTTGGTTGTTTACTGAGTTATTCAGTAGCACACGCACAAGTAGTGACAATTCCAATTCCTGGAAGCCCACTGTCACTTAATCTAATGGCTAATCCACAGCCATTACAAAACATCAACAACAATCCAGCAGCAACTGCTCATCAACTATGGGATGATGGATACGCCAATGTTCCATTGGGTTTCACTTTTCCATTCTTTGATAAGACCTTCAATAACTCTACCATGTATAGTAATGGTACTGTTCAGTTTGGTCCACATAATCCAGGAAACAATACTTTTTGCTGTAATGGTATAACTATTGATAGAAACACACCATCAGCTTACAATTATAGTATTCTGATGATGCAAACTGATTTGTATGGTGGATCAGGTAGAAACCACTATTCATTGGGTAATAGCACCAGTATGACATATGGTTGGTATGATGTTGAGAGACTTGGTGTTCCTCAAAATAAAACCAGCTTTGAATTGAAGATTGATAACACTGGAAATATTGATATGCGTTGGTCTGGTGCATTGATAACAATGAACACTCCAGCAATTGGTGTCATTGGTGATGCTTCTAAGGGTGAGTTCGCAGTTATTCAGCAAGGTAGTTTAAATCAGAATTTCACCATTCCAGGATTGACTCAAGTTACTACTGGTCAAACTCCTGATTTTGTTCTTGATCCATGCACAACAAATCCACTTTTTGCAACAACATGTTCTGGATACCAAGCTGCATATTTAATTCAACAATGTTCAATAAATCCTCTATATTCTACAACTTGTTCTGGATATGCCACTGCGTATCATGATCAACAATGTTCAATAAGTGCTTTACATGCAACTACTTGTACTGGTTACGCTGCAGCCTACAAAACGCAGCAGTGCACACTAAATCCATTATATGCAACTGATTGTTCTGGTTATGCCGTTGCGTATAAAAATCAACAATGTACCGCTAACCCTCTTTATGCAACTGACTGCCCAGCATATGCAGAAGCATATTTTAATCAGCAATGTAAATTAGATTCCCTATACTCAAACAAGTGTGAGGGGTATGCCACTGCTTATGCAATTAAATATTTGGTAGTTGGTATAGACTCAACAGTTGTCAATAACTCTCTGTCTAAAACTGCAGCTGCAAATAATCCTGAACCTACAAGAACTGTAGTACCAACAAATACTGCCAGTACAACAATCAATACTGATGGTACAGTTTCTACTAGAGTATCAACTACTGGCGACACGAATGTGGATAGAGTAATCACATCTAAAGCATCAACAACTAATGCTACGCCTGAAGCAGTTCAGTTAGCACCACCACCGCCACCCCCACAACAAATGGCTCAGAACGAACCAAAGGGTGGTAGGGGCAAACAACAGGATACAAAAGATGATGCTCCGAAAGGCACTGGAGGCAATTCTCCGTCACAGAATACTAATACTGCTCAAGCGTCATCTGATAAACCAGCAGCACCTACTGCTCGACAAGCACTCCAAGAACGAAGAGAAGCTGCAGCCAAAGCAGAAGCAGTAGAAAAGGGCAAGAACCTTGCCAATGAAATGGGTAAAGCGTCTGACTTAGAAGCACAGAAAGCAGTTCAGAATGTAGTAATCCAAGCGATGGGATTTACACCTGGATTTGATGCTTATGGTAAACAACTAATTGTTCAGCAACAATTCTATAAACCATATCAAGTTTATGGAAATCAAAAGAATATCGATAACCGCAGTGCTTTAAGAATGTTTGGTGGCACTGATAGACTACACAATGAAATGGTCAATCAACAATACAAATAAAGAATAACATGGCAGCAACAGCATTTGTGATAGGATTCTTTACAGCACTAGGCTGGTGGTCAGCCAACCGAGTAATTGCTACTGCAGTGGAATCACCACCAGCAATAATAAAACAACAACAGGAGAAATAAAATGTCAGATCAAAAAGAAGATCAAAAAGGTGCATTCATTGAGAAATTATTATTTGCACTATTACCACTGTTAATCGGTAGCACTGGCTACCCGATAAGCGCATTGGGTGCATTACAACATGATGTTACTGTTCTAAATGCAAAAGTTAGTTTAGTAGTAACTAGCGATAACAAACAAGCATCAAACACAGGTGCTGAATTGGCTCGTGAAAAATTGCGCCAAGATTTAACAGAAGCAATTCAAAGAAATAGAGATGCTATTCAAGAAAACAGATTGCACATCGCCATTCTTGAAGAAAAAACTAATGTCGCTAAGAAAATTAAGCCATTAGAATCACCAACTAAGAAGGACTAAACATGTCAGAAGAAATCAAAGATGTCAACGCAAAAATTGACGAAGCCGAGCAAGCTGTAAAGAAGTATGCCAGCAAAGATACGGTAATTAGTATTGGTGGATATGAATTCACCCCTGCTAAGTTGATGGTGGCATTTACATTAGTGTCTTCATTACTAGGTGGTCTCTATGGTACTTTTGAAGTATACAAAGACTACATGGGAATGAAAGATAAGATTGCCAAATATGTCACTCCTGACTTAACCGAAATCTATAAAAAGATGGAAGTACTAGATGCTAATACTAGCAAGATGACTGAGTACACTAACAACATTAAGAATGATTTAAAACAAGATGTTCGTAGAGTTGAGTCTGTCGTTGAGAACATGGAAAGATCTACAAAGTCTAGTCAGAGAGATACTGATCAAGCAATCAAAGAAATTAAAAAAGAATCTGACACTACATTAAAAGAAGTTCGTAGATATAGTGATCAGAGCGTGAAAGAAGTAACACAAGAACTAATTAAAAACCAAAAAGAAGCAACAGCGGAAATCCGTGCGTTGAGAAGTGAAGTTGATATGAAGATTCAAAAAGCACTTGATAATCCTTTGGCTAAATAGAAATAAAATTTTGACGATAAGAACTGAGTAGAACATCAAGTCATGAAATACTTGCTACTTCTACTGTTAGTTAATACTCCAGTAGAAGCATCTAAGATAGAATGCGTTCGTTGGACATGGAGTGGTGATGTATACAATCGTAAAGTTGTTTGTTTAGAATGGCGTGAGAAAGAAACATCTAAAGAAAGAAAAAAGAAATGATCGATCCAATCACAGCACTGGCTGGCATACAGTCAGCTATTTCAATGGTTAAAAAGGCAGCAAAGGTTGCCAACGATTTAGGTTCTCTTGCGCCAATGATTGGCAAGATGTTTGATGCTAAGAGTACTGCCACTAAAGCATTAATTGAAGCTAAAAAGTCTAAGAAGGGTTCCAATATGGGAACCGCACTTCAAATCGAGATGGCGTTAGAACAGGCTAGAGTATTCGAAGAAGAGTTAAAATTGCTGTTTATGCAAACAGGTAAGATTGACGTGTGGAACAAAATCAAGGCTCGTCAAGCACAAATGGATGCAGACGATGCTCAAGAGTTAAGACTCTTTAATGCCCAAGAACGTAAGCGTAAACAAAAAGAAGCAGAGTTAAATGAATGGGCAATCATTATAGGCGCAGTTACATTTATCGTATTCATATTTGCTATTGGCAGTTATGAACTGATACAATGGTGCCAATCAGCTGCTAGGTGTGGAAGATGAACGAATACCAAAAGACATTTGACATTTGTTTAAAGATATTTGTTTATGGCAGTGTTGCTCTATACTTCTTCGGATTCCTTAAATTTCTGCCAGATGATTTGTCTGACAGAATTGTCAACGGATTAATCGGTAGATTTTTACCATAATGAAATACCGAACGATATTCATAAGTGATGTTCATCTTGGCACTCGTGATTGTCAGGCGAATAAATTAAACAATTTTCTCAAACACAACAGTTGTGATACGCTGTATTTGGTTGGGGACATTATTGATGCATGGAAGATACAACAAAACAAATGGCGTTGGAAACAAAGCCACACCAACGTAGTACGCAGGGTTCTTGGTCATGCTAAACGTGGTACTAGGGTTGTATACGTTGCAGGCAATCATGACGAATTCCTGCGTCCAATGATACCATATGGTTTTAGTTTTGGGCTTGTTGAAATACAAAATCAAACTGAACATATTGGTGCAGATGGCAAGCGTTATCTGGTTACGCATGGTGATCTATTCGATGGCATTACTAGGCTTGCTCCATGGTTAGCATTTCTTGGTGATAAGTTATATGACTTAGTCCTTGATTGGAATAGTAGGTTTAACTGGGTGCGCCACAAGCTAGGGTTTGGTTATTGGTCGCTGTCTAAATATCTAAAACATAGAGTAAAAAAGGCAAGTGACTTTATGTTTCAGTTTGAAAAGAATCTTGCTGGGTATTGTAAGAAACGTGGATTTGATGGTGTCATTTGTGGACACATACATCATGCAGAGATTAAAGAAATTGATGGTGTGGTGTATATGAATGATGGTGACTGGGTAGAAAGTTGTACTGCACTGGTCGAGCACTATGATGGTCGTTGGGAAATAATTACATGGACTAAGGAAAAAGATGATGTTGTTGAGTGATAAAATTACAATTGTTGTTCCATGCAAGAACGAAGAAGATTACATTTCGTATTTGCTGGAACATTTAAAGGAACAAAATATCGGCAACACAAGAATCATTATTGCTGATTGTTCTACTGACAATACAAGAAAAGTTATCGAAGAAAACAAAGGTAACCTAAATGTTGAAGTTATCGAGGGTGGTCCAGTTTCTGTTGCCAAGAACAATGGAGCTAAACTGGTAACAACTCCATATATCTTATTCATTGATAGTGATGTAAGATTTTTCTCTGAAGCAACCATATCAGATTCTGTCAATGAACTAGAATCAAACAATCTAGATCTGGTTGGTCTATACGTTAGATGCTATGACAATAACAAAATAGCACAGCTTGGCTTTATGCTTTTTAATTTCATAAACAAAATTATGAAACGTAAGGTTCCATTTGCTGTTGGTGCGTATATGCTTACTCGCAAAGATAAGTTTGAACAGTATGGTGGGTTTTCTGAAAAGTATGGCACAAGTGAAGATTTCTTTTTATCAAAGATGTATGACCCAAAGAAGTTTAAATTAGTAAAACACTACTTTGGTCAAGACAGTCGTAGGTTTCAAAAGATGGGTTACTTTGGTATGGCATGGTACTTGGTCAAAAACTTTTGGAACAGAAACAACGAAAAGTACTGGGACAGGATAGACTACTCTAAGTACTGGAAATAATTCCCTTTAAAATCAACAACTTACAGATGACCCTACTTTTTGTAGGGTTTTTCACATTTAGCTTGACGGAAATTGGAAATACAGGCATAATTACGTTATAGTGATTAGAAAGGTTCAAGATGAGTAAAGAATTTGCGGACATTCGTGTAGGTAGTTTGTTCCATGTGAATGGTAACGACTACCAAAAGAAGTCAACACGTACAGCCCTGTTGCTGTCGTACGGCAGAACTTTTTATTTCCGTAAGAACGAAGTTGTTCATCCCATTGCATATTAAGGATTGATTATGATTGAATTGAATCGGTTGTTATTGGATTGTGTAGATATTGGTTTGTCTGATAAATCAATTATTGAGTTGATGGTGCAGGAAGGACTTCCTAGAGAAGCATGTCCTGAAATTTTGAAGGTTTTTAAAGAAACCACTAGAAAGGGTTGATTATGAAATTGCGTGCTATTGTTAATGGTGTTTCTTTCTACACTACAACCACTGCTATCAAGCAACGTCGTGTAGGTGACTTTTCTCTTCAGAACGATGCGTTGTTTTATGCGCTTGAGTTGATGGGAAAGAATGCAGGTATTGGTACCACTGTGCGTTACTATGACCACAAGATGGTACAGCATACGTTTGACATTCAATTGACAAAGGTTTAATCATGAGTAAAATGGCTGAGATTGATATGGAAATTCGTGAAGCATTGGATGCTCACACTGGTCCAGAAACATGGCTGTCCTGCATCGACATCGCAAAGATGGTTGGTGTGCCTGTTGAGATGGTTCATCAGGTTGTACTTCAAAAGTGGGATGAGACCCTCGAAGCAAATAAGGTGTCAGCATGAAAGATTTTAAACCAGTCATTATTGATGGCGAAGTTGTGTCCGATTATTTCGTTGCGCCCGATGGTAATATCTGGAGCACAAAGGGTAAAAAACCAAGGCAATTGAAACCAGGAAATACAAAGACGCAGAATAACTATCCGAAAGTTGTCATATCTACCAATGGAAAGGGTAGAAGCCAGCTGGTTCACAAATTGGTATGTTTGGCATACAATAAATTTCCCATGCCCGATGGTGTGACTAAAGAAGAATGGAAAGCGACACCTGACTCTGTTAAGAGACTTGTTGAGTCTATGTATCAGGTTAATCATATCGACCATGACCATTACAACTACCACCCAAGTAATCTTGAGTGGGTAACTGTGAAACAAAATTCTAAAAAGTATCAGGAACACAGAGAGAGCAAACAATGATAGTCGTTCAAGAAACCACAAAGTGGGATGAGCCAAAGGCAAGTAATCACATATATGTTTTGTCTGATGACAAGCGAACAATGATTGCTTATATCAAAGCAGGAACGAAAGAAGTAAAGAAATTTAGTAAGCCACTTCCATTCTATGTGAAGGGAAGAACATTTAGGAAAATCAAATGAACATAAATGCATTCTTAAACGATCTGGCATCGAACAACTCTCGCATCTACAAGACCGAGCAGTTACGTAAACATGCGGACAATGAGATACTGCGTGAGGTAGTGCGTTTGGCATTGTGTCCATTCACGCAATTCTATCAGCGTAAGATTCCTGAGTATGAATTTGTTGGCACTGACTCTGAGCATCAAACATCCTTGGAGATGGCTATTCAGAATCTCTACTACTTGTCCAGTCGTGAAGTTACTGGTAATGCTGCAATTGCACATCTGCGTGCTATCCTTTCTGGTCTCGAGCCAGATGACGCAAAGGTAATTGAACGAATCATCGACAAGAGTTTGGACTGTGGTGTTCAGGTATCCACTGCCAATGATGTTTGGCCAGGATTGATTAAAGAATATCCCTGCATGCTTTGTTCTCCCTTTGAACAAAAGCTGGTTGACAAGATTAAATTTCCTGCGTATGCGCAGATGAAGATGGATGGTATGCGCTTCAATGCTATCGTTCGCGAAGGCAAGGTTGAGTTCCGTAGTCGTAATGGTAAACAGATTCATCTGTTGGGTCATCTTGAAAAGGAATTTGCCGCATTGGCTGGCGATGTTGATTGCGTGTTTGATGGTGAACTACTTGTAATGCTCGAGGGCGATCATCAGTTTGCAGATCGTCAGACTGGCAATGGCATTTTGAATAAGGCAAACAAAGGTACGATATCAGATAAAGAAGCAACACTGGTTCATGCCACTGTATGGGATGTTATTCCATACTTGTACTTTACCGATGGTCACTGCCCTGTTCCATATGCAACACGATTTAGTTCGTTGACTGAGTTGGTTAATACACAATCATCAAAGGATAAACGAATCTGGATGGTGTCTAGCGAGATCGTTGAGACATACGAGAAAGCGCAAGAGATCTTTAATGAGTATCTTTCGCTGGGTTACGAAGGTATCATCCTTAAAGATGGTAGTGGCGTATGGGAAGACAAACGTGCAAAGCATCAGATCAAATTCAAAGGTGAACTAGAATGCGATCTGAAGATTGTTGCTGTTGAAGAAGGCACTGGCAAGTATGCTGGGATGCTTGGTGCCATCGTTTGCGAGTCAGCCGATGGCGTTGTGAAAGTAAATGTAGGAAGCGGATTCAATGATGTACATCGCAAAACACTTAAAGAGAAAGATCTCATCGGTAAGATTGTGGCTGTCAAGTATAATGCTCGTATCAAGAATAAACAGGGAGATGAAAGTTTATTTCTTCCTATCTTCGTTGAGGTACGAGATGATAAAGATGAAGCTGATAATTCAAAGGATATAGTATGAAACAAGAAATGATTTTAGTAGTGAGGCATCTAAAAGAAATGCAGGAAAAAATGGAGAAGTATATCAGTTCTATTCCTCCAGATTTAAATTCAGTATTTTTTGATAACGTGTATGTGAATTGTCTTCAGGTTCAAACAGATAGATTGATTGGCGAATATTTTAATGAATCCAATGTATATGAAGAAATCTTTTGGTTCCTTCATGAATTCGAGGCTGGAAAGACTCCTGGACCTCATATTATTCGTAAGGACGGAATTAAATTCACGTTTGAAACCAACGAAGACTTCTACAAGTATCTGTTGCTTGAATCAAATTTTGGAGTTGAAGAATGAGTTTAGATGTTGATCTAATGGTTACAAAACCATGCTCTGTTTATTCAGGCAATATCACACACAATCTGGGTAAGATGGCTAGCGAGGTCAAGGTTGGTGTTAATCTTACACTGTATGATGTGCTGTGGCGTCCTGATGAGCACAAACTAACTCATGCTCATCATATTGTGGATCATCTGTACTACGGATGGAAAGAACTAACACGTTTCCCCGAGAAATATAGAAAGTATAATCCAGAGAATGGTTGGGGTTCGTATGAAGGTTTGGTGGACTTTGTTCGGGTGTATCATAGCAATTGTATGGAAAACTTAGACGCAGAGTTGCGCATCTCGAGATAACTTGGAAGTTGCTTTACGGAAATTCTTTTTTGGAGTATAATTCAGGTATGAAGATAAAACTTAAACCCATGAAACCACGCAACCCAGTTGCGCAGGACTTGCGCACTCCAAAATATCGGATGCGAGTTATACTTTCCAAAAAGAAAGAACTGCCTGTATTTAATTTTAAAAAGGAAGCTGATTATGCGTAAAGAACTAGACGAAGCACTGGTTGCACGTTATCCCCTGATATTTAAAGATCGCAGTGGGGACATGCGTTCAACTTTAATGTGCTGGGGTTTTGAATGTGGTGATGGTTGGTATAACATCATCGATGTTCTTTGTGGTAAGTTGTGTAGTGAATACTATGCAGCAAAGAGTCGCTATGAATTTATCAAAGATAAAGTTGGTGAGAAGGTGTATGGTGGCGGTGGTGATATTATCACACAGGGTGATATCGATCTTCGTAAACAAATTATGGAAGAAGAAGCTGCAAAGGTTCCAGTTGCCGTACAGGTAAAGGAAAAGTTCGGTGGTCTTCGTTTCTATGTTCAGGCTGCAACTGACAAACATTATCAGTATATTAGTTTTGCTGAAAGTATGAGTTATCGCACCTGTGAACAATGTGGTGCTCCAGGAAAAACTTACACTGATGGTTGGCATACAACTCTTTGCGATATCCATGCAGCTATGGCTGGTAAGGAAGAAGAATATGAGTATGAGGAGAATGAATAATGTTTTACGGTAAAGAATCAATAACAGAAACACTAGCGTTGATCCGCAGTAAGACTGATGGGGTTATTCACATTCCAATGCCAATTTACAAACATGGTGAACGATGGACTGATGAATTCCGTATTCGTGATGGTCATATCAAACTAGAAGATGGTACATGGATAACTGAAGTTGGTGTTGGAGACTACCTCAACAAACTTGAAAAGGATATCTTGGATTTGTATACCAGCTATCAAACTGGTCTAAATGAAATCCGTTTGTTGAAACATCAAAGGTATGAGATGGAATATGGCTTGCGTGTTGCAGAGAAAGCATTGAAGAACTCTCTTGCAATGACCAAAGAAATGATCCAAGATTGACTTTAAATCAATCTAATGATATACTTGTGTTTGATCTAACTAACTTAAGAGATAACGATGACTCAGATTGCAGCTTTGCTAAGACCTCGTATGATATCCAGCGAAGTTACTACAACTAAGAAAGAAGTACGTATGGTAAAAATTGCTATTAACAGATGCTTTGGTGGATTTGGAATCTCCGATGCAGCATTCGAGAGATTGCTTACTCGCAAGGGTATTGCATTTGAAAAAGTTTTGGGCGAATCCAAATTGCTTGG